GAGTAGCGGCCCGTTAACCAGTTGCGGCTAACTTGTGGGGCCAGTCTGCCGCGTTTGCGCGCGGTCGCTTGTAGAGCGTCGGGGACTCGGCAAAAGCCCCCGGCGCTCGCTATGCTTTCCACCCGCACTGTTCCGCGCCACGCAGATTATGCGAAAGGGCGCGGTTAACTTGTTCCCCGGTCCAAGACGTTATCTCAGCCCGCGTGGGGCGGATTGGTTTCTCGGTCACGCAGAACGTGTCAATCACGCGCCCACTTTGACAACTCGCGACGGCGAGCATCATCGCTGAGGCGGTCCACAACCGCATCAGCCTTCGTCTTTGCGGCGACAGCATCAAGGGCGTCCTTTGCCTGTTCGGCCCGCTCCTGCGCAATAGCCTTCCCTTCGGACGCCTTTATGAGCGCCCAAAGCAGAAAACCAGAGAACGCGAGAGCGCCACCGATGATTGCAAGTTCTGTCACTTCACCGCGCCCGTTGCGCCACTAACCGTAGGCACATCAGGACGGGCCGCAACAGCAGCCGGAACAGCCTTCGTGCCGCTCTTAACGAACAAGCCCCAAGCAACGCCGAAGATTGCGCCAATGCCGCCGACAACGGTTTCCCACTGTGCTTCACCGATGTACCCACGACTTGCAAGCCAAGAGCCTGCCGCAATGAGAATGTAACGCAGAATCTGCCATGCTGTGTCTGAGTTCATGTGAGTTTTCCTTTACCAGTATTTGGGAAGGTCGCGGATGATCGCGGCAGACTGGCAAGCCGCGAGCGCGATGGATGAAAGGATGATGATTGCGAACCTCATGGGTACTTGCTCCAAGGAAGTTGATAGTGCGGGCCATCCTTAAAAGACTTCCAATCCCCGCCCCACTCAATTGAAACGCCAACGTCTTTTGCGGCTTGCTTCATTGTCTTTGAAAACGCCGCATAAAGCGGCCAATCCCAACGGACTTTCCCGCCGACCATCATTGCAACATCAACTGCATGGCCCGTGATGTGGCGGCTTTTCATTGTTTTTGACGCGCCAGCCGCTAAAAGCTGCTTTTGCCTAGCAACCGTGCGCAAGCCTTCGGTCACAATGAAGTCCGATTTTGTGATTGCAGCAGCGCGACGAACGACTTTCACTAAATCAGGATGAACGCCATTAAGCGCCCGCTCGGAGCGGTCGTTTAGTTTCACGTGAAACCCCTATTTATTCAGAATAATCGCGAAGATGATTGAAGGGCCTAGCCCTATGGCCGCTATGGCAAGCGCGAGAAGGAAGCCCGCGACAAGCGCAAGCCAGCCTGCAAATTTAGAAAGACGGCGCAAAGAACGCGCTGTGTTCGGCAGCAAATGGCAGGGCCTTCTCAAACCCGCCAATCACAGCTAGCTTCGTGTTTGATTGTGGTATTGAAAACAGCTTGTCCCCCGCTCGCGCCATAGTTAGCGAGCCAGTAGCGTTGACGACAGGCACAGCCGCCTCGCCCAGGTCAGATTTAGTAGCTGTCACGGCTGCTGTGTCTATAATTAAGAATGTGTATTGAGAGGCGGAAGTTGTAGCGCAGTATATTTTCCCGTCTGGCCCCATCACGCCGCCGCTGTAATTGCTGATGGACGCGCCAAGCGTTGATGTAGTGCCTGCATCAACATCAAGGACAAGAACGCTTGTCGCCGTTGCGGGAATAAAATAAATCTTCCCATCAGGCCCGCCAACGCAGCCGTTGTAATTACCCGCAGATATAGTAGCCCCGAATGTCTGTTCGGACGCCGAACCAGCGACAGGATCAATAACCAGAATTGTTGGGCGCGTTGAAGGACAACAATAAATTTTGCCATCCTTGCCAAGCACGCCGCCGCGCCATTTACCATTTACAGCCGGGAAGGAGAACCCAAGCGTTGATGTGGTTGCGGTTTCAGCTAGGGTGTCAATAATCAGAAAGGTTGATGAGTTGTGCGGGACGCAGTAAATTTTACCATTTGACGCACAAACGCCACCATACCAATTGCTTGCGCCAACAATGGTTGCGCCCATTGCAGACGAATCGTTGGCGGTCTGCGCTTCAACATCAATTTGCAAGATTGTTGTTGCGCTCAACGGTATGCCATAAAGCTTGTTTTTATGCCCCGCGACCATGCCAGCATATTTATTAGAGCCGGATAGCGTTGCGCCCATTGCGGAACGTGTTGCCTTCCCGCTCAATGGATTGATTTTAAGAATGTCGGTTGCAGTTTGGGGCGCGGCATAAATACAGCCATCGTGACCAAGCGCCGAGCCGATCCATTTGGTTGAACCTGTCAGGTCAGCGCCGTATGTTGTGTCGCAAGTCGCATCAATAACTGCGTCGGCGTTCGCAAACACGTTATCAGAGACAAGCCCGGTAATCGTGGCAAAGTCTGCGCTCGTCGTGTCCTTGAACGTCTTGGCTGTGGTTGTCGCTTTTGCAAGTTGCGGGTTTGACCCGGTAGCGCCACCATTTGTGAAGAGTACAGACATTTATTAGGTCTCCGTCTTGCGGAACAGAACACACCAATTCCACATCGGGTATGGCTTGCCTTGCGCGTCGTTATAAAGGCTCGGCGTGTTGTCGCTATCGCGCAGATTCCCACGGGAGCCGCTAAATCTGTGTGATCCACACGTCCTGTTATAAACCTTATAAGCGTAGCTAACTTCCCAATTTGACGGCAACGCGCTAACTGTCTTAATACGAACCTTATTCGGGCCAGCAATCCAAACGCGATCAATTGATTGCTCAGTTCCGCCGCTGTTATAAACTACAAAGCCCATGTCACCGGGATTGCTAACCGTCTTTGTGTCAAACACAAGCGGTGGACACAAAACAATAAACTCAATTTCCAGTGTATCTCGGCTGATTTGCGTGAGCTTGGACGGGCGTAGCGGCTCCCATCGGCGCTTTAGATTATAAAGGTGATGGCGAACCTGCCCGACTTTGCATCCATGATGGCGATAACCGTGATTTGAAAGGTGGATTCCGTCACGTGACACGCCCTTGTCGTTGCGCGAATACTGATATTGATATTTTGGACCTATCAAGAACATATCAGTATTGTTTTCATGCGCTTCTAGCATTGCAAGCGCAGTCGTCGGAACAAGGTCCGATGATGTAGAATAAATGCTCTGCGTTGCAATCTGAGACATAAGCAGGAATATCGTATCGGTCTGCCCTGTTATAGCTGAAAAGTCTGTCTGTATGTTGTCAAGCAACGTCTGGATGCCAGCGAGGTATGTCGCTTGACTCGTACCCGCGAGCATATCGCTTTCGCCGTGCTCTAGCTGCACATCACGCAATGCACAGGATGTGCCAGCCAAGGCCCGCATCTGCGTGACAGCAGCTATTGCGTTGTTATAAGGCGTCGTACCCTGCACAATACCCGTCAACGCTGTTGAAACCACAGCGTTTGAACCGACAATCCAATCCTGAGTCCATGACGCCCACGGAGGAACAAAGCCATCACGCATAAAGCGCGTTTGGTTCACAGACGCCGCCATACCGGTTTCGCCGTAGTGCGTTGACTGGATTTGCTCAATAGCCGCAGAGAATGAACCAGCGCCCGCCGTTGGGGTCCAAATCTTTGCGAGCATCTTGTTATTATAAGGCTGCGTGGTCGTCAGAATTGAGGTTGCGCCCGTTCCGTTCGCAAGAGACCAATAGCCCGCGCCAAGAGATTGGCCCATCATATAAGCGATATTGAAGTTTTTCTGGCTGATCGTGAAGCCGTGCGGCGCAGGCAGAACGAAATACGGTGCAATAGCCCCCGCCTGCTCGACCACATCGCGCGCGAAGACCTCGCTATCCTGCAACCGCCCCGCAGGAGAAAACGCCATCAATACGCGGCTATCGGCGTCAAGGAAGCCGGTCGAAATGCCCTTGTCCGTTGCGGCAGTATCGGCCAACGAAATAGAAGGAGCGGAACCACGCAACGTGGCCGTGCCGGATACGTTTTCGTAAACGTCAAAGATACCCCCGTTCGTGGGGGAAACGGCAAAGAGCGTACCGGCTGGCTGGTTTTGACCAATAACCGCAGTTGCGCTTGCACCAGTAAGACCGGACGAAGCAGTAAAGGCCAGAGTTGGCGCTGATGTATAACCACGGCCTTTGTTGAGTAAGGTTATGGAGACGAGCGCCCCGCTTGCGACTGTAAACCGCGCCGCTGCGCCCGTCCCGCCGCCACCCGAAAACGCAACATCAAAGCTGCCATTAGTCCCGCCAGAGCCGCCAACTATAGACGTGAAGCTTGCAACTCCGTTTGAAAGCGCGTCGGCTGTTGATGCGTAAATCGCTGCTGACCTAGCCTGCGCAACGATAACAGCATTTGCAACGCCAGCGGCGTTTACAACAGCGACTTGCGCGGCCCCCGCTTCGTTAGCCGCCGCCTCGACCTCATCAATAGCGTCATCCCTGGCGGATTCGATGACATCAACAGCGGCAATGGGGTCTGTGATCTGTGAGAACGTAAGCGCGGAACCAATTGCCGGGCTTGCCGTGGCAATCATCCAGAAGCTATCGTTCTGTGTCGTCCCGTTGGCGACAATAATCATTGTCCCTTGGGCAATCTCATCAGAATTGTCGAAGTCAAGCGTTCGGGTCCAATTGCCTGTTGAGCAATTATAAATCCCGTTTTGCGTAGTATCCGTCTGGTTTTTAACCAAAACACGGTCACCCGACACAACAGCAACGCCGTCAATCGTTTGCTCGCCTGATAGCGTGATGTTAGCCGTTGTCGCCACCCGGCAGGGTGCCTTGACGCCGACACCCTCCCGAAGGACGGAAAAGCGGTCATTTGATGCAGAAGCCATAGGCGGTTATCCTCGCGCGATTGCGTGGTTTAGAAAGGCTTAAAATGAAGTGGATGGCTGTTCCGGCGTTTGCCGCTTTGCTTGCCGGGTGCGTCTCGACGGGTGATGTTTGGGACTATTACGACGCCTGCTCAGCAAATGGCGGGCGGTTCACGGACATTGTTGAATGTGGAAAGAGAACACGGACAACAGGTTGCACCGCGTCATATTCTTGCAGCGCAAACGGGAATGCTTTTGTCGCCTATGCGGACAGCTTGGCCGTATCGGTTCGCTCTGGCGAAATGACGGAAGCGGAAGCTACGCGGCGCTTGCTTGAGTACAGGTCTACGATGCAAAGGCAAAAGGACGCCCTTGCGCCGCAGGAAATCAGGATACGGCGCTTTTAGTTGCGACGGCGCGCGCGGCGCTTTACGTCAGCCGGGATTAGATCGTCTAGGTCCGCATTTTCACCATCGACAAGAAGCCTGCGCTTCATCTCAGGCCATGCGAGGGCGGTCGTCTCCGCAGATGGAAGGTTCTTGCGCTCCATGCGGGCTGTGAACTCGTCAGCAACAGCAGGCGATATGATGCGGATGCGCTCAACAAGCTTTGTTGCATCCATCGGCTTTAAGCCGGTTGTTCCCTTTGCTCCGACCGTGACCATTGCGTTGCGCGCCGTGGCGACGGAATAGGACAGAAATTCCTCCTGCAACAGAGCGCGCTCACGCGGCGTTAGTGGGATCGGCTCAGCATCGCGGCGCGAGCGGGTCAGGTCGCGGCGGTCTAGGTCATCCTCCTTGATGACGTTTCCGTTGACCAACTGGCGAACCATGCCATTTGACAAAGCCACGCGCTCGCGGGCGTTAAGCATCGGGTGCATCTGCTTGGCCTTAGTGTCAAACCCCAATGTGTTCAATGTTACCCATGCGCGTTCATCTTCCTTGAGATTGCGCAGATATTCACTCGCCGCCGCACGCTCACCGTTGTTGATCTTTCCACGGAAGGCATTTTCTGCCTGCTCATATGAGCCGGTCTTTTCACCCACCAGCTTGTTGAAGTCTTCCGCCGCGCGGCTTCCACGTTCCAAGTTCTTCACAAAGCGGCGCAACACAGGGTAGTCATAAATTTGCTTCTCGGGACGGTCAGTCCCCATCATCACATCCCACCCAAACAGCGCATCGCGGGCCATGCCGCCACCAAGCTGCTGGATCGTGTAATCAACCTTCATTGGAGAAAGCTTTACGCCGACCATGTTCGCAGCCGCCGAAAGCTGGCGCGCAAGGCTTGATGTGTATTTGGAATACTGCTCAGGCGCATCCCATCCCTGCATATAATAGGGGACAATGTTGCGGTCACGGAAGCGGTCATAGTTCGCGGGCAGATCGTACATAAGCGTCAGCGCCGGGTTAGATGCAGGCATCATAAACGCCTTAGCCATCCCCTCTAGCCAATCCGTCGCAATCGTAGGATCGCCGCGCATAGAGAACTCTGCGCCACGCTCAAAAAGATTGACGACTGACTGCACGACGCCAAACCCCTTTGGGATAGCGAAGTCAGTGCCGTTCACCGAAAAGAGGAAGTTTGTATCCTTCCAGTATTTTGAGGCGTTCTGAACGTTCTCATTTTCTGAGTTAAGGAACGCCAATCCAGAGCCAAGGACAACACCCATCGTGGCAAGCCTCAAAACACCGATACGCGCATCCTTGAGACGGTCCAATTCTGTGGTTGTCAACGTCTCGCCACGGGCGCGCTTGGCCTCTAACACCGGCCAGTCGCCAGCGGCGCGCACTTCCCTGTCTGTGCCTTGGATGGCTGCGTTGAGGAACGTGAAAATGCGGCGGGGAATACCCATTGCCGCACCATGTTTCCGGAAATCAATGTAATCGTCCGCTTTGAAGGCAGCATACAGCGCGGCATTCTCGTCATCGAACCCCATAGCCTTGGCTTGTTCGATGTAGCTCTTGTACAGACCGAGGCGCGTTCCAGTTTCCGAAATCTCGAAAGCCTTCAACACTTCACCGAACCAATTACCGCCCTGCAAGGATTTGACGTTGCGACCAAAGGCGCTTGACTGGATTGCCTCTACAATTGCCCCGCCAGCAAGGCCACCCTGCCCGGCGAACTCAATAGCCTCGTCTGTTTTCTTGACGGCCTCGATTAGCCCCTTCGCCATCGACACAAACGGGATGTATTTCCGCCCCGCCGTCAGCATCGCGGTCGATTGGTCACGAATGGCGTTCGTCAGAATAAAGTCAGGGCTTTTCGTGATGCCGGTTCGCAGGATACCCGACGCCATCGCCAGAACGGTTGTCAGAAAGTCCTTCTCATAATCGCTCATGGCCGTTAGGGCATGGTGCAATTCACGCGCAAAGCGGTCGTCACCCAAGCGCCCCGCGCGACGTTCGCCATTCACCCAACGGTAAATGATCGGCTCCGCGCCTTCCTTGATCGGCTCTTGCCGAAAGATGGTCGCCCACGTGCTATCGCCTAGAACGTCCTCGACCTGTAGCATCATCTGCGTCAGGTCGGCGCTATCAAGCCCCGCCGTCTTGCCCGCACTCTTGAGCGCTTCCATGACATCGACGCGCTGGCCTTTTAGCTGGTTGCTCGGTATGTCCTCGTAGATGAACCCTGCACCCGGCCCAGCCTCATCAGCAAGGCGAGCAAGAGCATTGATTGAATCGTTTCGGGCAATGACAAACTCAATGTCATGCACGCGCTTGAAGATGGATTCCAGCGGATTGATAACCGGACGGTCAGACCCCCGGAAGCGCTTCATAATGGTGCGGGAAAGTAGCCCCTGCCCACCAGCGGAAACACCCGGAACTTTTGCCTCAGTGTCTTCAAAATTGCGCATATCGCGCATGGCCGGAACGTAGTCCGCGCGCTGAATGGCCGTCTCGTAATATTCCTTTGTGACTAGCCCCTTATCAAACTGGCGCTTAAGGTGGTTTTTCTGGAATACATAGATGTCATCCGCACCCGCCTTAAATGACGGGTTAGCGGCCTCAAAATCGGCAACGGCTTTCTGGTAATCCGAAAGAGACAACTTGCCGGGCGGTCGCTCCAATTGACCAGCAAAGAAGCGCTGATATTCAGCCACCATACGGCGAGCGGTCAGGTATGCGCCAAAGTCTTCAAACTGCGATGCGTCCCATTTCTTGCCTAGCGCCTTTTCGATGCCAGAGGACAGGCTAGGCCCTTCCGGGCTTACCTTGCCTGCCGGGACCACCCCGTACTTCAACATGGCGTCAGCGCGCCCGTGAGAGCCGGGGAGGCGGCGGGCAAGGATGTAGGCGTCATCCAACGGCTTTAGATCAACCGGCTTGCCGTTGGCCTTTGCGACGTTGGCAAGGTTCTCAACCGCCCGATAAACGGGATGATTGCTGTCAACAGACTGCGTGTAGAGCGAATCCAAAGCCGAATAGACAACGCGGCCCTGCGGGTCCTTGTCGCCTGCAACCAGTTCGCGAAAGCGGTCGCCAAACTTGGGCGGCTGCGTCGTAATCTGGTCGCTACGGACGACTTCAAGCGAAGGCGCACGATGCAGAACATCAAGCATCTGCCTGACATCTTCGACCGCTTTCATCTGCTCAGGAAAGCGTGACCGCATCAGGGTATCAAGCGCGGCGGTTGCGTTGGGATAGTTCATCTGCGCAAAAGGCAGATTGGTCACATAGGCGTGAAAGAGGTTGGCAAAACCTTCCGCGTTCCCTTGTGCGCCGTCGCCAGCGCCGAACTGCTGCAATTCACTGACGTTTGCGCGCACGATGGCGTCAAAGTCAGACTTGGCCCCACCGCCAAGATGGAGCGCATGGCCGACTTCATGCGCGAGCGTGTCAAAGTCGGAAACAGAACGAACGCGGACAACGCCGGAACGGGTCTTGTATATACCCCTTGCGCCAGGTTGGACGCGACCAGTGCGGGCGATTGTCTCAAATGAATCGACAAGCTGGCGGGAGATGTCCTCAAGGCGCGTCACCTTAGCGTCAGCAGCGGGGCTTGTGCCTTGATCTGCCTTGGGGCGGCCCGCTTCTAGTTGGTTTGCTAGGGGCTTCTGTGTGACAGCGTTGCCGCCGCGCCGGGCAAGCGCTTCCGGCAGCATCTCGTCAGCAGGCTCTAGCTTCCATGCCGGATGCTTGGCCGTAAATATCGGCTTATCCATAGCCGCTTGCGCTTCACGAACAAAATCTAGCGCCCGCTTAACATTCTGAGGCTGGCCGCGCTCGTCAAGCGTGCGAATGATCTTTGCCGTCGAGTTAACAAACGTCGGGCGGTTAAACCCCTTCCACGGGCCATCGTTAGAGTCGATGCCGCGAATGACGTTGATATTGTGGACCAACGCGGCGCGAGCGCTTTTCCAGTTTTCCTCTAGCTGTTGGCCTTCTGTACGCAAACCCTTAACGGTCTTTTCTGCGTCCTTGATTTGCTTCTTTTGCCATTCAACAAGGTCTTTGACCTTTGCCTCATAGGCGTTGTTGGCTTTGGTCGTCTGCTTAAACTTCGCAGGGCCAGCAATCATAGCGCTCGCCACGCCGGAGCGTGTTGACCAAATGCTTTCCAGTTTGGTTAAAAGCGCATTGTGGTATTCGTCGCCAAGGCGAGTTGCAACCGCCACTTGTTCGGGCGTCTCTGCAATCTTGGCTAGAGTCGTGCGGAATGTCTCGACATCGGAACGGAAGCTTTCAACTTCCTGCTGTCCACGCTTTTCGGGCGTGTGGCTTGTGCCACGATGGGCGTCACTGGCCTTTTTGACGTCAGGTTCGCGAAGTTCAACGCGAGGCGCTATTTCTGTGTCTTGGGCGGCAAGGTTTCCTGCCCCGTCTCGATTGCCGCCATTGCTCTGCGGCTCAAGTCCTCGCCCGCTTTCTTGAGTTGCGGGTCGCCCTGCTTCTGCCCCATCCGCGCCATTGCTCGGCCCATTGCTAGGGCGGCGGGACTCGAAAAGGTTTGCTGTGGTTTCTCGGGCTGCATCAGATGCGCCTTTCCTTGCGGCTAGTGCCTGCACATCTTCCGCGCGAACGGGCGGCAAGTCAAAGCCTAATCCATCGTCTGCTGTGACCTTGCGGGCTTCCTGTGCGAAGGCGCGCAGCCGTTCGGTCATTGCAGGACCGCCAGCCGCGCGTTTGCCGTCAGGCTGGTAAAACATACGCATCCACGCCTCGACGGGCGCGGGTACGCTGTCAAAGGCATCCTGCTGGCGCAAGAAGGCGTCTAGCGTTGTCCCCTTGGCGCGCAAGTCTGCCGAGCGCTTTACGGCTTCCATGAGCGACGGCGTCAGGTCCATATCAGGACGGACAACGCCAGCGTCAACGTCAGAACGGAAGCGCGCCCAATCCGGGGCCGCCGCAATGAGCGCGTTTGAAATGCTCTTGATGTCGTCGCTTGTGGCTTCCGCAATGCGGGCCATCAGGTCGGCGTCACTATAGGCTTTCGCCAAAACAGCGTTGCGAATGCGGGTCAGGCCCTCGGATGACAAAGCCCCGTCAGCCGTCGCCATCATGCCTTGCTCTGACTGAGGCAGGCCACGGATAAACGCTTGCGTGAAATCCCTATTGCCTTGCGCGCCTAGATCGTTCGCGTTGCGGATGAGGTCAAGCGTCTCGGGCTTCAACATCCGCGCGTCGGACATAGCCCGTTCACCCGCCGACATCGTGAGGGTTGCCGCCTGATTAGCCTCAACCGTAAACGCCTGCCGCTGTTCTGGCGCAAGGTCGGTCAAGCGCTGGCGAACGAGGATAGGCTCGCGGTATTGCGTCAGGTCCACGCCCTGAGAGGACAGCCAAGCGCGATATTTAACCGCCGCATCGCCGCCCTGCTCATATGCGCGACGGATCGCAAGAACGCGACCGTTGCCGCTTTCCACCATGCCATCATTGCCAACGATAGGAGCGCCACGGTCTGCCTCTGCGGAAAACCCAAGGCGCTCTGGATCAAGGCGGGATGCGATGTCGCGGATTTGGGCCTGAGATGCGGCGCGGTCACGATCACGGGGTTGCAATGTGGCGTCATAGCCTGCATCCGACGATGTGCGCAGCGCGTCCGCTTCCATGACGATAGGCGCGACGTCAATGCTTGTGCCGCTCGCGGTTGAAACTCTGTGCGCGGGGATGGCGGCGACGGGCTGCCCAATAAGGCTAGCCTGCGACAATACGCCGCGTTGACTACTAGCTGTAGTGTTGTCTGCGGCTGGCGACGGTGCTATATTCCGATTGGAGGTTGCCCCAATGTCTGTTGCTTGGAAATTTGGTTCATTCGACGGTGACCCGCTAGTCTGGTTGGCAGGCACGGCGCGGGTCTTTGACGATGGCGTCTGGAAATCACCAGACCCTTCTTGGGTCAACGAGGCACGCGTGCTAACGCCGGAGGCGTTTTCGACCAAGTTTGGCGCGCTTGATCTGCCAGCGATCCCACCGCCGCTGATTGCATTTCTCCAATCAGAGGGCAACGCGGCCAAGACCGGCGCGTAGAAATCCTCCATTTCGCGCGTCAGTTTTGCCCGCCCTGCATAATCATCTTCGGGCAGGACGCGCATTGCCTCATATAACTTATGACCGCCATCGAACTCTTTGGCTTTGAACAAGCCGGGCGGCCACATCTGTACTTCCCCGATCATGCCATCGGGAAAGCGTACATATAACTTGCGGTCGAAATAGCCGCCAACGGTCGTAAACCAGCCTTCGTCTATAACCTCAAACCGTTGCGCCAACCGGTCAATGATGGCATCCGCCTGTTCCGGCGTCTTGATGTCAAAACCGCTGCGAACGATGTCGGTCAGCGTTCCGGGCTTTTTGTCGCCCATCTTCTGTAAGATGCGGTCGCGGTTTGCTTTGACGCCCGGATCGCGAAACTCGACGCCTAGTTCGTCGGCAATCTGGCGACCCGCATCCCCAATGGCCTTTTGGTTTCCCGGCGCGGCGGCAAGCATAGCATTGATGTCGTCGTAAGGCGTCTCGGTGCGCCATTGCTTTTTGACGTTATCGGCATCAGGCCCGCGCGCCATGATGCCCGGCTTGCCAAATGTCAGAGCCATCTGCGGATCGTTTACGCGCGCATTGACATCCACGGCAAACGCGGACGTAGGCTCAACAAAACGCCCTTGCACATCGCCAGCCATCGGGGCGGGCGCACGAACGTCAACAGGGCTAGACTGCCCATCAGCACGCGGCGCAAGCGTCTGGTCAACGGCAAACTGTTCACTTGCAATCCGCATATCTGCGGCGCGTTCTTCCGGCGTCAGCCTTGGATCAAGCGCGCGGTTTATCTCCATGCGTTCAAGACCGCGCGAGACAGCAACGCCCGCGCCGCCAAGCGCGCCACCGACCGCAGCGCCCACGACCGGCGCAAGAGCCGTCTGCAACAGGTCGTATTCTTCCTGAGCGCCAGAACCTAAACGGATGCCCTGCACAACAGGGTCAGTTAGCGTATTCGTCAACGCAGCATCAGCCGCCAGCGTCACAATCGGACGGGACGCCAAAGCCGGGAACTGGCGCACAAGAAGGCCAGACAAGCCGCCGACATTCTCAAAACTCGCAACCGAGCCGAGCAATGTACCGGCTACGCCTTCCTTAGCCTTGAAGGCCCCGGACATCTCATAGGCGATTTGCTCGATCAGGCTTTCTTCCGCCTGCTCACGGCGAGAGGGGCTAAGCGTTCCGCGCTGTTCCTTACGCTGCAAGGCGCGACGAGCAACGGACGCCTGCAAGGGGCTTTCCGTTTGATTGATCGAATCCTCAAGGCGTGTGCGCTCGCTATCATCAAGGCTTGGCGCAGGAGCCGAACGAGCAACCGAAATATCCGCCGCTTGAGACAGCGCGCCGCCAATCGTGTTCTGGCGTTGCGCGCCACGGAACGAGACACCAAACTCTGCGCCCTCCGGCCTTGTCATGTTGAGACGCGGCGCGGGCGGTTGGTCCTGCATTTCGCCAAGCATGACGACAGGCGACACATCAGACGCTGCCGCTTCATCGCCAGACACAAATTCACCTGGTACGATGAGGTCCGCGTCTTGGTTGATGTTGGTCAAGTCATCCATGCGTCAGCGGCCCGTCATTGTGCGCCAGCGCTTGAGCGCTTCGGCAGCCGTTCCCGGCCCATACTTGGCTTCAAACTCCGTCGCCAAGGACGGGTCTTGCGTAAGCCTGCGAATATCTGCGATGCCTTCCGCGTTCGCCAAGGCTGGCGCGGGTGGCGTTGCCGGGGCCTGCGCCTGCTGCTGCTCACGGCTTGCCATTTCCCGCGCTTGGTCGCGGATAAGCATCTGCTGGCGCATCCCGAAAGCATCGCGCCTGACTGGCGGAACCGCTGGCGGTCTTGCGCCCCGCATGACGTTCTCAAGGCCGTCTGCATCCGTCAGCGCATCAACCTTCCGCATTTCGTCGGTACGCGGCATCGTGCCGTTCGCAACCTTCCCCAAAATCTGACCAGCCAAAACTGACAAGTCACGGTTGACGTTGGCGTGCTGGATTGTTGAGGCCAAAACCTCATCAGCATATTCGCCATACGTGCGGTTCAAGCCTTCCATGAACTTGCGCAGCCCATCCGGATTTTCTTCACCAATCGAACGCAGATTGCGGGCGATAACTGCCGCCTCGCTTTTCGTCACCGCCATAGGCTGTTCGATACCCATCTGGCTCTGTGCGGCAAGGCGTGCGCCAATGATGGTCTGTGCGCTTTCCGGGCGGATCATGCGGACGCCGCGATCCTCGTCATACTGGATGCTGGCTCTGGCCTTTTTCACCGTGTCAAAGGCTTCCGCCGCTAGGGCAGGATCAGAGCGCCTTGCCTGCACGATGCGGTCAGCTTTCTTGCGGGCGCGCTCATAAGCGGCCATGTCATCCGCATAGCCTTCATTCGTGAACCCTTGCGCATTCGGGCGCGGTTCCAGAATTTCGAGCCTGCTATAAATCTCACCCTCTGGAAGCGTCTGAACGCCGTCCGTCGCCTCGAATACACGTTGCGCACGGGCGCGCTCATTCTCCCAAAGGCGGGCGGCTTCTTCACCTTGTATTTCTGCAATCTTGGCGCGCGAGAGGGTTTCAGGCGCAAGCCCTGTTCCCTTGCTTTCAACCGCCGCCAGATCATCGCGCTTCAAAGCCTCGACATCCGCCGACTGCTGGCGCTTCTCCGTTTCCTGTTGACGCACAAAGCCCGCATGTTCGCGCTCGGAGGCTACAGCGATAGCCTGCCTGCGTTCCGGGGCGATGTACTCAGCAAGTCGCGCAGCCCTCTTGGAGGACGCGCCAGCGCCAAGGCGGGCGTATTCCAGAACGGACGTTCCGTTGGCGTCCTGCCGATCCTCAGCCCCGCCGCTTTCCAGTGCGCGCTTTGCACCCCCGGCCCCGCCCAAATGGATCATGTTACGGATGCCATCGCGCGTGATCGGGATACCGCCGACCGTCTGCCCGATGTATTTTTCTAACCCGTTCTGCACGATCTCACGATCCTTGAACGCATCGTCAATCTCAGCCACGGCTTCTTGCGCGGCTGGGTTGCGGCGGAAATCTTCATGTGTCTTGACTTCGGGAAAGCCCGGAATGTTAAACCGGCCCGACCACTTGCCCGGCGCGTTGCGGCCTGACTTTGACCACGCGCCCATATCCTCGCCGTCACCCGCCGAATAGACGCCAAGCGACTGCAAGCGGGGAGCGCCGTATTGATAAAGGCCGGTGTAACCAAACTGATTAACAACGGACGGATTGCCGCCAGACTCGCGCGCCTTCAATGCGGCGCGGTTGCCCTGCAAAAGCGCGATACGCTCAAGCGGCTTGAGGCTTGAAACCTCAGTCTCAGCAACGCCCGCCGCCCATTGTGCGCCAAACTGCTTGGCCCGCGTCTCGTCAATCACGCCACGGCGGCGCAAGTCTTCTACGACGCCTTTGCCCGCTTCAATGACTTGCTTGCGGGTTTCTTCATCATCGCCCGCCGCAACATAGGTCTTTTTCAGGTTTTCAAGCGATTCAAGGCCGGTTGAATAGTAATAGTCCTTGTTCCGGGTTTCCGCCCTGCCCTCGATCGCAGTGCGACCGCGAACAACATCGCCCTCACGGCGCGCAAGCCAAAACTCACGCGCGCGGCGGTCGGTAATCAGGCTTTCGGCAATCTGCTTGCGGCGCTCGTCTGCGCCCTTCTGGTAGCGGTCGCCCCATGTCTGGAACTCGGGGTCATCATCCTTGAAGGAATTGCGAAGTTCATTCTCTTTTGACAGCCATGCGGCATCAGCGCGAGCCGTTGCAATGCGCAGATTGTCCGCGTCTTCCTTGGCCGCATACTGGCCGACATCGGAACCAATGCGCGAGAAAGACTGCCCAACGCCAGACAAAGCACGCGCGCCAGCCCCAAGGTCAACCTGAGACATAGGCCGACCGGACTCGATAGGGCGACGGTCGCCTAGCGCATTGGCATCGGGGAGCCTCGGCATTAGCCAAGGCCCTTTGCGTACTTGCCAAACAAGCTTGAGCCGCCTTCAAGGATTGTCATGCCTGCCTTTAGTGGAGCCATGCGCGCTGCTGCGTTGCCTTTGGCGCGAGATGCTTTCGCCATGTCGAGATAACCCCGCGCTGCATTTTCACCGCGCACAAATTCATTGAGCGCCTGAAACTCGCCTTCCTCGGCAATGTCGCCACCCAAGCGGACAAGCCCCGCGTCGGTCGTATCGCCACCGGAAGCCGCCGCACGGGCCATAAGGGTTGATTGCAAACGCTCAGCCTCGGCACGTTTGCGCAGCATCTTCTGCTGGCCGACCGCGCGTTCCTCGTTTGCTTTCATCTCCTGCTGCTTGGCGAGGTAGTTGCCTTCCGCCTGAGCCGCATTGCCGGAAGCGATAGCGCCAAGCGCAGACGCGCCTGTACCTAGAACGCCAAGGGCCGTTGAAAGACCGGACGCCGTGGCCCCGGTTGCCGCCGCAGCCGTTCCAACAGTCCCGGCAATAGTTGACCCGATGGATGCGATAACAGCGGGGATCGCTGCGAGAAACGCCATTCGATTACCCCCTAAGCCTCTAAAGTGAAAATGCGGTTTTTCGGGTCAGAAAGCTTGAACCCAAGCCGCGTAAGGAAGCGTTCAGCCGCCTCAATGTCTACTTGCTGCATGGCGTTTATCATGGTGACGCCGCGCGCCTTGCATTCTTCAACTAGTCGTTTAGCCGTCTTGTAGAGAGACAGCTTGCCCTTGGATCGCACTTCTTCGCTTGCATCAAGGAAAGCCAGAACCGCACCGTTCGGAAGATAAGCAACACCACCGATTGCAATGATCTGCCCGTCTAGTAATCCAGTGAATGCGCGAAGCCGATAGGGTGGAAGGTCGCCGCAATGAGCCATCAAGTCTTGAATGGTCGAAGGGCGAACCTCAATCATCCATGCGTCTCAATGTCGATGATTGCCGCAACTACAGTGCAAGGACGCGGGGCCTTTGCCAAAAGGCACAAGCGCGAATCCGTTGACCATGTATGCGGCATGGTCGTCATATCCTGATCGTAGTCATCGTAGATGGTATCTGCCGCAACGGTTGTGCCTTCCTCAACCGCTGGCAGTCCGTCCATGATGTCGAAGTCAGTCCCAAAATAAAGGCCCTTGTGATGCGTCTTGTTGAGCAACAGGCCGATCTGCTTGACCGTCTTTTTGCGCGTCAGAGCCGTGCCGCCCGCCGCCGCATACGCCAGCTTTGCTGACTTGTAGCGCGCCTCATAAGGAAGCCCAACAACTGCGCTCGTCACCGCTGACGGAAGCGTGATTTGCCCACTGGTCACGGTGTACGTTGTCTGCGTCCTTGCCTCGCCCGTGTCAGGCGAGAAGTCCTTGCCATCTGCCCACACGACAACCGCCTTGCCTTCAAGGTGGGATAGGCCGGTTATGGTCGTTGTGGCTGATCCTGAATAGGTTTTGAAGCAATCCATTTGCTTGTTAAGGGTGCCGCCGACGCACTCGCTTTCAAGGGCAAACCGCTCAAGATACCGCTTTGTTGAGCTATTGATGGTGCGCTTGACGATGTAATAAACCTCATCTTCCTCACTGCCGGGGAGGACAACCGCACCCTCAACAATGCCATCCGTCTCGAAAAGAACCCACGACTTCACGTCTTCGGCAGGCTCACTCACAAGGATAGCTACAGACCCGTCATCTCGCACGCAATGGATGCGCGTATCTGGCTGGCGTTGAACCACGACATCCACGATTGCCTTACCCTGGTTCAAGTCAGGCACAAGCTGCGTCATGTCGCGGGATGTGAAGTCGTTCGCCTCAACTTGATAAAGTAGTTCCATAACCCGCGCGCCAGATTTCTCGACATAAATGCCGCGATTGTCGATCTTTACCGCAGGTAGGCGAGCACTTCCGTAGGTGGAGACATCTTTCAAGGAAAAATTGGTAGGCGTCAAAGGCTCATCAAACGACGACGAACGCACCGCCACTTCCGCAGCTTCCGTCCCAAGGAGCAGGCGAGTTAAAGGCAGAATCCAATTGATCGTCTGTACGGGACCATAACCAATAGAGCGTTGGATAGGCCCGCTATCGCCCTCAACCGCAGGGTCAAAGGACATGAACGAATCTGAGACGGAACCCCACACGCGATCACGCCCGGCGCGGAATAACCGCCCTTCATGAAAGGCTACAGCAGAAGGCCAGCCCTTTGTTTCGTTCCATTCAGATCGGGTCCAATCGTCAGTCGATTCCGTTGATGAGAAGTCCGACATGATGTCCACTTCTGCGTGCGTCGAATCCGTCACCGAGATAATGCGGCAGATGCCAACACGCCCGCCTTGCGCAGTAACAACAGCAGCCGCCCCACGTCGTGGAGCCGCGCCGCCATTGCCAAAGACGACGTTGATCAAAACCTTGCCAGATGTGTACCCGCCAGAGGCAAACCCGACGCGCAGCCACATAACGGTATTGTCGGACGTGTCCGTGACAGTTGTCGTTGTGTTCGTGGTTATGGACGAGTTTGTATAGAATCCAGATTCTTCACCGATCAAAGACTTTTGGACAGTGAGCGTTCCTGACCATGTTCCGGTCGTCGTAATGACGACATTTCGCCCCGTGCCAACGCCATTCACGCGAATAGCAGGCGTAAAGATGTCTTCGCCGCCAATCTCATATGTAAAGTTATATCCTGGCGTGAAGAACCGGAACAACGAGCCGACCATGCTCGAATCAAAATAAGACCTATTGGCGGTCAACGTCCCGTTGCCGCGCGCCTTGTTGATGGTCAGTTTTACGTTATCAACGTCTGGAACCGCCGCAAACGGGCCATCCAAAGGCTCAGACAAAACAATTGACCAAGAGCGCGCCGTGCGCCTCTCAATTCGGCGCTCCTGATTTCCAAAGCAGGCAACATAGATCACATCGCCAGACTGCGCCCACCGCATATTATCTAGGTCGGTCGTGCTATCCCACGGCGTCGGGAGCGTCAGTGTGCCTGATGCCTCAACCTCGATGCTATCAACGATAACGTTACGCGCAACGCGGCTTTCAAATTCAATATAAACCGTTCCGCCCGTAGGCGTAAACGCAAGGGAATGCGTACCCGTCGCAAGTGATGTGGCGGAAATGTAGTTGTCACCACCTGACGTAGAGCCACAACGGAACGTAACAGGCCCCCGCGTAACAATGATCCTATAGGCGTGCTCTACGTTCTGGTCCCCGCTGGCAACCGTGACCGTTCGCGAGCATGTAACGGAACTATCAATAGGCACGCAGGACAGCGTAAGGACGCCACCTGAAATGGCACCAGACCCACCCGCGCTGCCCGTGATAGTCCAGCCCGTACCTGACGAGAAGTCGCCGTTTGTGACGACTGTAGCCACGCTGGCGCGCGTAATGACGGCCTGATTAACGAGAGGCCGAAGGAATGACGCTGTGCATTCCAAAAGCGCCTTATCCGTTGTCGAAAAGAAAAACGGGATATAGCGCGCCTTTGCATCGCTGCGTGTAGACAAGAGATACTGCGTGCCGGGCCTCAAGGACATAGGACCAAGCGAACGCGGGAACCAGTTTGTTTGTTGAGCAGCAGACAAGCGCAAGCGCTCAATATCAACGCGACCGAGCGCCGTTGCCGACACTAGCCCACGATTGAAAGCGTAAAGCGCAGGGCGCAATGATGGCATCGGTTATGCCCGGTTGTACTTGCGGCCCATCCAAGCCCCGGTGCGCGAACGCGCCCAAGAGCCGACAGGCGCAAATGCTGGCGGGTCCGACATAGCGTCCCGCGCCTTTGCAACGCTCATTGCTTTTTTCATATCCATAGCCACGCGCTCGCGGGTGCTTTCCGAACCCGTGACGCCAAGCGCCGCACGATAGGCAAGCGTCATCTCGACATAGCGCGAAAAGCTTTCAGGCCATACGGTCAGGTCAAGCCCGTAATTGATATCGTTTGACACGTACCGCACATAAAGCGGCGTAATGTCAGCCCACCAGAACCCGCGTTCATCAACGTATTGCAAAAGCGGGTCTTGGAAATACTCGTCAGCCGATAGGCCAACTGTACGTAGCCAATCGGTCGGCTTTGTAAAAGCGTTGCGGTAGCCAAAATCAACAGACACGGTTTCGTCAGGCTCGATCTGCATTGTCCTGATAGCAAAATTCCATGCCCCGTTTTCAAGGCAATACTTCAACGTCTGGTCGTACACGTCATCCAGAACCCGGCGCGGCTCGCGCGCTTCCGTCAAGCTGGAAAGCTTGCGCTCCCCAAGCTCACGCAGCGCACTATTAAACAGGCCGAGTTTTGTCGCCATGTCAGGCCGCCTTCTGACCGATGGTCTTCAAGTGTTCTGCTTTCCACTTTTCGGCGGCGTCCTTGTCCATCCCGCTTGCAAGAATATCCTTCTTGCCGCCTCGCACGCGCTCAACGCGGAACTTGTCATGCGGCCCAGCCCATTTCACATCAACCTGATAATCAGAAACAACATCAGGCGGGGACATCGACGCGAGTTCCGTGCGTGAGATTTCGACAACTTGCGCCCAAAGGCGGGCCGCGTTTTTCACGATCAATTCAGCGTGGAACGTCATCTGGTCATTGATGACAGTCACCTTGTCGCCGGGGCGCATCTTGCCCGCGACATGCGACCAAAAGCCCGGATCGAAAACGGCTTCGTAATCCGTCCCCTCGGGGATGACAGCGTGCCACTCGTTGCGCTTGTGTTCCGCAAGGCCAAACCGGGCGGCGCTTAAAGAAAGGGACATAGATGCTCCTAGTGTTTGCTACCCTTTCGGGCATTCTCGTGTTTCAGGAGAGGGCGAAGATTTTCAAACCGCCATGCGTCCTGAAATAAAGGATCGTCCAGACTTGCGTACTTGAACAGCTTTAAAGGCTTGATGTGGTCCAATTCCCAAACGGAACCCCAATTGCCCCATGACATTTCTGCCGAGAATTGCGCCTCTAAATGCGCTCGCAAATCTGACCAGAGATACCCGAGAGCCAATGTGTATTTGCTTTGCCGAGATGAGTTGCTTCTGACAGCATTGCGCATGATCGGCCAGACACGATTATTTATAACGCCCCATGGGGTTGATCGCCGGTTTGCTTGCGCTTCTCGACTGACCTCTCGCATCCGATCTTGGTTTTCGGCGCGATAGCGTCGGACATTCTCTCGATGGCGATCAGGGTTGGAGCGCCACCAGACATTAGATGGGAGAGTTGCCCCTTGTTCAGCCGCAACGCGGCGGCGTTCGGCCATCCTGCAAGCCGCCTTTACCTTTTGTTCAGGCGTCTTTGGGGGCGGCTTGATGCCAGCAGCGCGAAGCTTTGCCCGATACTTTTGGGTTCGCTCGCGCTGCCTCGCTTTTCGTACTTCATCAGCATCCATCACAAACTCCTATGTGCGGGATAAACCACACATAGGACGTTTTATGATGAAAAGCTAGTGGAGTTGGTGTCAGTCACTATCCGTTGCCGTGACCGCGACACCGTTGTTGAGGTCGGTGGCCGAGTTCATCATGTGGATGCTCGACGCAATCGGAGAGGCGTCGTTGTCAACGACGATAACGTGGTCCTGCGGGCCCATGCCAAGGGCTGCCGCATTGGTGAAATAGCCCGCCGCGTCAACGTCCGCCTGAGCGTCCGCTGACGAGTAGAACCAAACGTGTCCAATGCCGCCGATGCCCTGAGCGATGAGGGCAGGAGGGTTGCTGGTGCTGTAAGGCATGTTGATAGCTCCTTGATTAGAGAACGGGGAACCCCGCCCCGTAGGACGGGGCTATTCATTAGGCGGCGACGTAGGCCGAGCCGTCGTGGTTCACCTGAACAACGCCGCTGTTCTGCAACAGCTTCGATCCCATATAAACCGAGCAACGGGCGTAGGAGTAATCCTGCTCCTGGTCGTAGCCGACCGCAGAACGGATGTCCTTGTTGAAGGCGTGGCCGATGGCGTCACGATGGAAGATGTAGCACTTCTCAGCGTTCGTTCCGACGCCCGTCAGGTTCGGATGAACAATCCAGTTCACACCAAACCAGCGACGGAAACGGCGTGCCGGTCCTTCAAAGGGCTTCACATCCACATAGTCAGCGGACGTGTAGCTTGCGACCTGCATCAGGTAGGCGTCAAACGCCGGAGTGATGAGGCCGAACATGTTTTCCATGTCCTCGGTCGGAACCTCGGCGTTGCCAAGGATCGCCTTTGCCTTCGCCACAAGGGCAAGGGAGGCGGTCGCGGCAGACCCGGTGTCGTTCGTCGCCGTATCAAGCTGCGCGATAATGTCCGCGTCAATCTTGCGATTGATGACGGCCATCGTGCTCATCTGCATAATGCGGCGAGCATCGCCCTGCGAAGATTCGACGTTGAACCCGGTGCGCTGCACAAGGTCGTGCCATTCCGCCAGAGTGGCCGTGTTCTGCGTCAGGTCATCCGAGCGAGCCGGGATAAGACCATTAACGCCACGGGTCACAGCCGACGCGCCGCCAGAACCGGCGACAAGGAACACAGCGGCGTTGCCGTTGATGTTCGCAGCCGTGGTCGTAGCCGAGCGAAGGAGCGACTGGCGGATTTCAAAAGAGTTGACGAATTCCTGACGGTAAAGTGTCTGAAAGGCGGTCGAAGCCATCTCAGAATCTCCTATGTGAGAGGTTGAGAGAGAGCCGACACGTCCGGGGTAGCCGTTCGCACGCCTTCGGGGTTGCCGCTTGCGCGGGGCCGAATGCGTTTAGATCGGGGCCATCTGTTTCGGTGGGTTGTGGTTTGCGTTGGTTTATCGGGGCCGCTGTGCGGGGTAGCCAATTCGCCAATGCGATTTATGAAAGCCGCAGTTAGGCTGCGCGGCCTTTCATCTTTTCTTGCGCGTCATAGAGGCGCAAAAGCTCTTGGTCGAAGCCCTGACGATAGTATTTGTCAGGCTCGCTTTGCATCATAGCTTCCAATTCGCCAATGCGGCCCTGAACGCTCTTGCCGACATCAGGCGTTCCGGCAGGCACAAGGCCCGCGCCGGGGACTTGCTCACGGGCAACGCCAACAAGCCAGCGCAGCGCGTGCGCGTTGTTGCCTAGAAGCGTTCCATCAGCGAGACGTGCGCCAAACAATAGGCCGGTCAATTCCTCGCCCGCCGTCTGGCTCAGGAAGTTGCGGACTGCGTTGATGTTGGAACGAAACTCCGGCCCGTATTCCTGCCGCAATTCTTCCTCTGCCGTGGCGCGGTAAGCCCTATCGGCTTCGATTTGCTGCGCGACTACCTGTTCCTGCTGGTCGAAGTACCACTTGGCAATTTCGTTTAGCTGCGCCGGGGCCATGTTGTTGGCGTGCGCAAACTCCTTGAAGTTATCAAGGATGGGCTTGTCGTTCTCTCCGGGGACAAAGCCGCCAAGATCGAACTCGTAGCCATCGGGCTTTTCAGGAATACCCTGTTCCTTGCGCCATTCCGCAAGCTGCTCGGGCGTGGCGTCCTTGCTCAGCGGCTTCTTAAACTCACCGGAGCGGATTTTTTGCTGCGCCTCAAAGCCCGCTTTGGCGTAGTTGGCAGGAGACGTATACCGCTTGAGGACCGCAAGGAATGCCTTGTCCTCACCAGCAAGCTGCTCGCGCCAATCTTCGGGCCATGTGGCTGGCGTTGCAACCGGCTTGTCTGCCGGGTCATCCGCAATGGTCTTGAGCGTATCGCCTGCATCGGCTTTCGGCGCGGCCCCGGCGTCCGGGGCGGCATCGGGAGCCGTCGCTTTCGGATTAGTGTCAACAATAGGAAGCGTACCCGCATCGGCGTCAGCCAGCGGGGCGGTCATCTGTTCTGCCATGTGTCAGGGGTCCAGTTTGTCGATAACACTTGCAGGCAGTGTGAGCGGCTTGACCAATTGAAGGCCAACAAACCGCTTCCCGCTTGCAAAGGTTGAAGCCCGTTCATCCGGGCGAAACTCAAGATCACGCACACCAGTTAGCCGCATGATGAAATCCCAGGCGGTCTTTTGCTGGCCTTCGTTTGCATTGCCCGCCGCGAGCGCCTTGACGGCGTAGGCGTCAGCCTTGCTCAGTGCGGGCGGCTCCCAAGGAAGCGCAGACGGGCCGATTGACTTTGAAGCCCGGCGCGGCTGCCTGCCTGTTTCACTCACGCGGCCACTCCACCAAGCGCCTGCCCGGCCTTGCCGACTTGCTCAACCGTCTGTGCGCCTGCGCCGACCATGCTCATAATCTCCTGCATGGATTGCATCTCTTGCGCTTCGCCAGCAGCGGCTTCCGCGTCCTTCTCATCAACAACCGGAGCCTTGATTGCCCTGAGCGCCTTGCGGAAAGCGTCTCGCGCGTCGTATTCCTTGACCAACGCCGGGTCGATCTGGCCCGCGATGGCGAGAAGGTCAGCAGCTTCCTTGAAGCTAAACGCATCTTCCTTGCGAGCGGCGTCAGACAACGGGCTGTCAAACTGCCATTTCAATTCAAGGCCGCGCACTTCATCAGGCCAATCGGCAGGCGATCCAAAGCCGCCATTCTGCAACAGAAGGTTGAACGTCTTTTCGCACAACGCGGCGTTGTATTCAGTTTCCAAAGGCTCAAAGAGCGGCAAGGCGGCGCGTATGTATTCTTCCGTCCTGACGCGAACCTCGGTCGCCGTCATTGCCTTACCGTCGAAGGCAGGAAGGTTGATCTGATCGAGATAGAACGCTTTGCGGATCATTTCTTCATGACGATCCGCCATCTCAGCGCCAAAGTTCAAACCAGACTTGTCCATCGTCATAGGCCGCAGGACTTCGCCTAGCCGCTCGTCATACTCAGCATCCGCCCATGTAATGCCACCGGCATAGAGCGCGATGTCCGAGCGGATAGCCTCTTGCACAGCAAGCATTGGCGGGTTGGTCGCCTTCTCGCCTGCCTCAAGCAAGGTGAACGTGATGCGCTGCAAAAGGCGCGCATCAGGCAAAGCGACAACCGTGCAAGGGCTGTGCGCGTATTGAGAACCCGAGACAGTCTGCCAGCGCGGGATGATGTACGGATGATCCGCTAGCGGCTTTTCCTCAAGCACGGCTTCATCCTCCTTGAGGACGAGAAGCGACATGTACTTGAATTGGCCGGGCTTGCCCTTCTTCTGCGAAGCGTAATCGTATTCGTCATACGGAACGATGACGTGCCGGGCCTCATATTCCTTGTAAGGCTCTTTCTTGTTGGCGTCCCTGATTTTCAGGGGGACCTTATCGCCATATTTCTTTTCAAGTGCGCGACCGCTGATCTTCCATTTGCGATGGATGCCGTCAACGTCGCCGCGATCATTCTCGCACCACACGACATCGCGAAGATGCCAGCAGCGATAAAGAAGCGAGACGGCCTGCTCATCGTATTCGACGGTCAGGACAGCCTGCCCAAAGCTGGCAAAGTCGTTATCGCCTTCCTTGGTCGCGCGGGTCATGCGCGCGGCTGGATCGTACATGGCGCGGCGCTGCACGCCAGTTGCCCACGTGGACCAATCCGCAACGGAACGGGTTTCGTTCATGCGCTCATCTTCTGGCGCAAGTGAGAACCATTCCTTGCCACGCGGGCGCAGCATGGCGGCAAACTGGTTAGCTAAATCGCGGCGGGCAAGCACAGGCGCACCGGACATCAAATGGTCCGCAAACTCACTGCCTAAATGACGCGACACAGTGAAGTCGCCCCGCTCGGGGTAGAAGTTATCCGCGATCTCCTGCCATAGCGAAACAAGCGGCTGGCGTTGCGTGAACAGCCGGTCGCCCATTTCGACAAGATCGCGTGCGCGTTGCTTCATCTGGTTAGCCTAGCTTCTGGCCGGAGTATTCCGAGGCCATGTTGGAGCCGCCGCCACCACCTGAAAGAATGGTGGAAGCACGCCCACCGCCTGCCGCCATCTGGCGACGACGCTTGCGGCCAGCCTCAAGAACAGCCGGGTCCATCTCATCAACAATCGGAGCGGGCGGCTCAGGCTTGGGCATCTTGGGGGAAAGAAGCTTGCTCATCGTATAATCCTCCGTCCGGGGGCATTCATAACAACTCTAGGGGCAAACCCTGACCATCTATGCTTCTGGCGCTCAGCGGCCTTTGCGCCTTCGCTCAGAGCCATCACGCAGGCATCGCCACGGTCAGGCGAGCGGCCAATCCGCTTTTTAATTTCGTCTTTAGCCTCGACTTGAATGCCGCGCGTTGTGAGCTTCCACGTTGGCGCAGCAAGGTCTGACCTTAGTTGCGGGTCAGGCGGTAAAGCTATGGCGGAACCGCCTTGCTGGTTTGGGTCAAGTTCCTCGCGGAATCTCCACCAAGCTTCGGCTCGCTTGTTAACAAAGGACAGGGAGCCGTCTTTCGTTCTCGCATTCGAGCCTTCCGCGCCATTGAAGCGGGCAAAGGCAATGCCATTTTCTTTGAATAGCAACGCGGTTGGCCCGCCAAATCCGCCCCCGACATCGACAACAACCGGGCAATTATCCTTGCGCTTGCGCATCACCATTGATGCCGCGTGCGCCTCATCCTTTGCCGCATCGCCTGTAAGTGTCTCGACTTCTGCAAACCATCCACCGTGGCGAGCGGCAAGCACTGTCTCGTCCCGCCCCGCGCCGATGTCGAGGCCGCACGCCGTCATAGCGAGGCCCTTGAACCCGTCAGGCTTCCAACGCGCTTGGGCTTCAATGATCCACTGCGTCGGGATAACTTGGTATTCATCATCAGCACGCGCGGCCATAAAGTTGCCATCGCGAACCGCAGACCGGATAGGCTCGGGAAGTCCGTCGAGTTTGGCTTGATAGCCGGTGTTGATAAGATAAGGGTTATCCTTCAATGCAGCCGGGATAAACGAGCGCGACATAGGCAGAGAGACGCCAGTCGCGCCGGGCAACTCAATAGGTTCAGGGCCATGAACCTCTAAATCCGCACCATCCGGCGCGGTCACATACCAACGCAATTCACCATGCTTTGCAGGCTTGGGGTGCGTCACATCCAGCCAAGGGCGGAACATGCCGATGATCCAATCACCATCCGCGTCAACGGGCGGATTGGTCGCAAGCAAAGCCCGGCAGCGCTGGCCTTCCGTTGTCGTGCGTATCCAGCCGATATGAAACCGCACCTGTAGTTCTAAAAACTGCGTGGCCTCATCGAAAACCTTTAGGTCGAACGGCTGGCCTTGCCAGTCTTGCTCATCCCCTAGATGCTGGTTTCCTGCAAATTGAATATACCGGCCATCATCAGTCCGCAGTAGGGGAGGCGGCGAGCCGTTGTAACCAGTGCGCGACCCGTTGATTTCTAGCGCCCGCTCTGTGAGTGAGCCAAGGTTAGCGTATTTGCGCCGAAGGATAAGCGAGCGCCTGTGCGCAGTGAATGCCAACCCAAGCCCTAAATCAGATTTGCCGCCGCCACCTTGCCCGCCATAAAGTAGGATGTCGGCAGGATGGAAATAAGCTTCGGTCTGTGGCCCCAGGTTAGGAAGCCACTTCATGCCAGCGGTTGCTTGCGCCGCTAAAGCCTCGACTTCCTGCCTTGCCTTTTGGTCTAACCCATTGAGCCGGGCTAGAATGTCGTCAAGCACTACCGACGCCCACGCCTGCGAGCGTAAATGATATAATCAGCGCCTTGATTTGCCTGTGACGAGGCGACGACGCCAGCAGCTAGCCAAAGCAACAGCATTAGACCACCATACAGCGCATAGTAATTGTTGAAGAATTGAGAATCATCTGGATAAATCGAACGCCGGTTTCCGGCTCGATCACATCGAAGGCGGTATCCCCAAGGATTGCTGCGCCCTGTGGATATACGTTTGTGCTCCACCCCACCATCGACTGCGCAGCAAAATCATATCGGAACCAGCGCCCGGTGGCTTCTTTCGTCATGTACAAATAACCATCAGCGTAAACGTATTTGCTGCCCGTTGTGAACGTCTCGACGCCCGGCGCGTATGATACACCAGACACCCACGTATTGGAGGCTATGTCGTAGTAATCAAGAACAGCGCCAGCGCCGCCACGGAAAGAATAGATTCGCCGCCCGTTGATAATAGCGTTCTCGTCAGACCAGCGGGAGTCGCGCGCCGATGGGACGTTATAGACCCACGAACCCGACAGCCCGACGCCGGGCGCCGCAGCTCTAGCGGCAACTGGTGAAAGCGTGGTCCAGCTATTGCCGCTGATCGAATAGCGGTAGAGCGTGACCGCGTTGTTGCCCATCAGATAAATGAAATCGTCGTTACCCTCGATGTGATAAACAGAGGTCGCGTCGGGGTTGGTCGTCCATGCCGAAGACACTGTGATAACCGTTCCGGTATTGCTGGCGATGGTCCTAATCTGCCCCGCGCCCGTCCCGGCTGTAATCTTAATCTGATAATTAGCCCACTGGTTTGTGGCCCAAGCCTTGCCTGAGTTGGTCAGCGTCGTTGATGCGCCAGCGGTCGCTGTGCCGGTTGCAAAGTTAAGATCAAGCCCATTGTCCGCATAAGATGGCGTTGCCACCATGCGGCCATCCGTGCCCCATGTGGCAGGCAGGCCGGTGTTGCTAAGCGTGGTCCATGTGTTGAGCGCGAAGCAATAAACCCTGAATGAACCAGAGGCCAGCGTACCGGCATTCAGCACATAATAACGAGGCGTGACGAGGCGATACACGCTAGAAGATGTGATCGACGCACTAAACGGCGAAGTCACGGTTATGACGCCGTTCGAGCCTACGGTATTGAAGGCAATGTTGCGCACATCGCCCGCGCCGGGGCCTGCGGTAATCTCAATCTGATAGCCAGTAAGCGAACGGGCCAGCGTTAGATTGGTCGTGAGCGTCGTAGTGGTTCCGCTCGTCGCCGTTCCAGTTGGGCCAATAGACCCGGACGTGCCACATGCGCCAGCGCCGAAGGTTCCAGCCAGGGCGGCAGAAGGGATTTGAACGTAACCATCCTCAAACGGATAGTAGAGATATTGGACTGTCGCACTAACCAAATACATCTGGCGCTGTTGCGCGAGACGTGATGAGATGACAAACGCGCCCGCGACTGACACGGAAGGCGCAGGAGAGGGCAAAACTGTCCAGCGCTTGAGGTCCAAAATGGGCCGATTGTAATTAGCAACTGCCATTTTTGGTCCTTACGAAATTACAATGTTCCGGCGCAAATTGCCCTCAGCCATCTGAGTTAGCGCAATCATGTGCTGGTTTGCAGCATAGCCGCCGATGCTTACTTGGTTAGCAAGCGATGTCACCGAGCCAACCGTTGTGACTGTGGACACAGTTGTAACCGTTGTGACCGTCGAAACGGTCGTTATTGTCGCAATGTTGGCGACCAATTCAGCATTGACGCGAAGCCGTCCCGCAACATCAGGCATAAGGACTGCAACGCTGTCGCCAATATCTACCAGACGCGCCGCTATCTCTTTGAGAAGGGCGGATAGATCGTCCGCAGAAACCGGGACGGGGTTAGTTCCGTCATGCAGAACGCCGTCAGAGTCAACGAGAGCCACAGCCCCCGCCTTGCCCCCCGGCGTGTCAATGACGGCTAACTCGTCCGTCCCATCGCCGGTGTTGGCGCGGGCCGTGAGGGCTTCAAGAGCCACTAGCTAATACCCATGAGCTTTGCGACAACGGCGCGGGCGTCGGCAAGCTGCTTTTGCACTTCCGCCAGTTCAAGCTTTGCAGACGCGACTTCCCCCTGCACAGCGTTAGCCTCGGCCTTTGCGGTTTCCAGAATATCGGCAGCCTCAGATTTGACAGCATCAGCCTGAGCCGTGGACACGCGGAGGGCTAAGTCCGCATCATCCTTTACGCCGATGGCGTAACTATCAGCCGACTCACGCAGCCGCTTTGCCTCCTGCTTCGCAGTCGCGACGATCAAATCTGCTTCATCAGACTTGGCAGCCAAAGCCTCAGCAAGACGGGCCAACGCGGCAGCACGCTTAGCGACTGCCTCGGCCTCGGCCTTTTCAGCCAATGCAGCGCGCCCCTCGGCCTCAGCCGAAAGCTGATTAAGGCGCTCGACGGAATCAACATAGTTGGCGAGGTCAATGACCTTCTCCAACTGCCTGCCGAATAGAAGCGCGGCCTCTACTACCTCGCGCGCGGGCTTTTCCGGGATCATCGGCGCTTCCCCACCATGTAAAGGAACACGTTAAGCGACGTGGCTCCATCGCCAGCAGTTACAATCGGGCGGATCAACGCGGGCAGCGTCACAATTTGCCGCAAGCCAGCCGCCGTAAACGTGAGAGCCGCGCCAGCAGGATCAAGCAACGTGGCCCAAGTTGTCCCGCCATCGTTGGACCCCTGAATAGTCACAGAACCGCCAGAGCCAAAAGTACCCGTCACCTGTACGGAGCGGTCGGAATAAAACCCGTATTCGACAGGCTGACCTGTGTCTGTGTTTGCGAGCGCAGTCCAGCTAATGCGCTGCTGCTCGTAGTTGAAATCCGCAAGAAGTGTTGCCGGTCTAATCGCCATTGCCATTCTCCGTGCGCGCCACGCCGCTTGCTAACAAGAAAGCCACGCGCCGCGCTATTTCGTTGGTGTCCGCAGCGGGAATGAGGTTGGCCCCATCCTTGCCCGTGTGTTCTAGTTCCTGCTTGTCGCGCCACTCATCAGGCGCAGAGTTCTTCAAAGCAAAGATCGAACTTGTTACAACAGGACCGGACTCCGCGCTAAGTAATCGACGCTCTAGGAAGTTCGTTCTTTTCCCTTGCCCTAGCTTTATAGCGTCCATTATTTCAGGATACTTGTCTGCCCAATTGTAAATCGTCTGTTTTACGAACCCAAGTTCAGCCGCCGCAGCCGTCAGGCTAAGACCACTCGCCATGAGACGAAGAATCTCATCAGCGTATTGCGGGTTATACTCACTAGGCCGGCCAGCAGGCATAACATCAAATCTCCTACTTACTTGCGACAACCTGCCGCAGTATAGGGTTATTGACCCTGAACGAATGATGTGCGATATTCAGACTGCAAGCAAGGTTGCTTGTCTCTCATGGGTCGAAACCCGGAGGAACTGATGAAGAAGCTTTCCAAGAAGGCCGTCGAAGCCAAGGTTAGCGCCGCCTACAAGAAGGTCGGCAATTGCGTGGTCGTGCCGATCATGAGCCTCGGCAAAATCCTCAACGCTGGGCGGAAGGTGGCGGAAGCCGGTGGCGATGACGCCGCAATCGAGGCCGCCATGGCCGAAGTCATCAATCAGGTGAAGGTGGCCTAAATGACCAAGCCACTCCCCAAGCAAGTCGAGATACCCGGCGCGGCTCCTAAGCCCGCCAATCTCGCCACCCTCAAGATCAACCAGCCCTTGAAGCCGAAGAAGGCCCAGGACTTCGATACCAGCGCCTTGCCGCTGTTTGGCGATAGCGCAAAACAGAAGGAACTCTTCTAATGACCGGACCTGGATTGGTCGGCTTTTATGTCACCGTCGTTCGTGATCCCGGCCCGCGACAAAAGGTTGGCTGGCTACTTGGCCCTTACGACACCAAGGAAGCCGCTGAATGCGACGTAGTGTGGGCGCGGAACAAGGCCAACGAGATCGACCCATTTACCGCGTTTGACGTTTTTGGCGTCACTAAGCTGACCCGCCCCGGCGCAAATGGCCTGCCGATTGGTAAGCTTGGGACCAAAGCCGACCCTTTCTGGACACGTAAACTCTCTGCCTGACGCTACCCACTCAAGGGTTCTAACCCGGAGGATTAAAATGAAACGCTCTGTGACCATGCCCCGCGAATTTTACATTCCCAAGGGCGCAATCAAGATCAGCGACAAGAAAAGCGATGCGGTTGCCTATATCTCTTCAAGCGTCCTGAGCGGCCAGCCGTGCGCTAAAATCTTTTATGGCAAGCAAGGCAAGCCAATCGCAAATTACCGCTACAAAAACGAGGCAGATCGCGCCAAGAGCATTACCGCCTACTTTGCCGCAAGGCAGGAAGCCGCCGCCCGCAAAGCCGCCTACGCTGCTGAGCGTAACGCCTTTGCTAAGGCGAACCCCTACAAGGTGGGCGACATCTTCAGGACTTGTTGGGGATACGATCAGACCAATGTGGAATGGTTTGAGGCAATCGAAGTGAAGGGCTGCTTTGTTACCGTTCGCGAGATAAACGCCGAAAGCATCAACACCGGCGACATGACCGGCAGGTGTGTTCCACTGCCTGGTGAGTTTAAAGCAAAGAGCGAACCGAAAAAGTGCAAGGCGACCAAGTACGGGCTTAAGATCGACTCTTGCCGCACCGCCTCTTACCAAGAACCCAAGAACGTCGCGGGCGTGCCAGTCTATACAGCCGCAGAATGGTCTAGCTACGGCTAGTTAGGTCCACCACTCTCAAGCCTCGGTATAGTCCGGGGCTGTTTTATTATCTGCGAGGACACCATGACCGACAAACCAGACCGCCGCGCACTCAAGACAATGGACGCCGAAGGCTACCGGGCTGCCTTAGATGCGCTTGGGCTATCCCAAGTTTCCGCCGCCCGCTTTCTGGATGTAAACGAAAAGACATCCCGCGATTGGGCATCTTCTAATCACGCAGACGGGCCGCCCGCGCCTGTTGCTAAATTTCTACGCGCGATTGCCGCAACTGGCTGGACGCCGCACAGGATAGATGACGCCATTCATATATGGGCTAAAACTAAACCAGACGCCTTCTGATGTTTTAGGAACCGATATCGCCTTCTTTAAACTCGCCCTGCTTGGCAAAATCAACCAAATCTTCCGGCTCTTTCCAGTTTTCGCCCTTAATACGCTCGATCTCGGAGGCCATGTCGGCGGTCATCTGCTGTATCCGCGCGGTCTGTTGCCTGCGCTTTAGTTCCTCTACATCGGCGGCGATGCGGTCTAGGCGGTCGGGGATTGGTCGTGTCATACGCTGCCCCTCTCATTCGCCCGGATCATCCGGCGCTCTACCTCGGCAAAATGCTGGTCGAGGGAACGCGCGGCTATGTCGTGGTATCGGGTGGCGTCTATTCTGTACCGCTGGCCTAAAGCCAAGTGGAGCGCGGTGCAGTAGTTTTCCCAAGCCTGATCTGCGGTAAGTATGAGAATGTCGCAAGGGGCTTGGATGAGTTTCACGGATTAGACGCCAGTCTCGTCAGGCGCGGCAATGCTCATCAACTGCCGCCAGTCTGTCATAAACGGGTTAACGCGCGGCTTGCTCGCCTTCTCCCTTATGCGGATACGGTAGGCGGGCCAGCGTCCGGGGTTTCCCGAAAGCCGAGAATAGCACAGCGCAGTGTCCGACCCCTGTCTATCCATTCCGGGGCCGATGCGTCCAGCTCGGTCCACAATCACATAGCGGTCAGTCATGGGCGCGTCCTAGATGAGCGCGGGATTGAATCGGCGGCACATCACCCCGAGGCGCTAGGAGGGGACTGGCTGATAGGGGAGGCCGCCGAAGGTTTTGCCCATCCCGGCTGCCGCCGTTCGCATTTTTAGACAGGCAAACTCTGGAATCGAAACGCCCGACCTAAATCATCCAAGCAAAGGTGGCGCACGTTGATGTAAGCCCGCCCATACTGGCGCAGCGCGCCTTCCATCCCTTCAATCTCGCGCCACCATCCCGCTACAGTGGCGTCAGAAGGCCCAAGACCGCCGCCGACCATGTGGCGGCGCTTTGGATGCGGGATACCCTTCGCAGCCGCCCAGCGAGCAAATGTGAGCGCGTAGTGATCGCCCGCGTGGTATAGTTCCTCTCGAAGCTTGCGGCCAATGATGAACCGGCCCAAGGCGTTTTCCAGCCAAGGGTGCCCGGCCTGCTTCCCAGCCCATGCCCGATGAGGCTGCGCCATAACAGGGGCAGTCTCAGCCAACCGCTTTCTGCGCTCGGCTTCCTCGATCTGCGCCAGCGTTGGGCGCTTAAGCTCACCGCTTGGATAGCGCGCCCCTGCTTTGCGTGGCCTTCCTCGTTTCGCCATTCTGTCCCCCTGCGTGAATTAGGATGCTGGCGGTGGTGGAAGCGGTTGCCAATCAGTTGGCGTCACCGGCCCAACAAAGCCGTCATATCCAGCCCAATAAAACCCATCGGGCCACTGGAACCGCCGTTCACCTGCTACATTCTTGCCGTTTTCAGTGGTGTATGGTCCGGGGCTAAGCCATCGCGTCGGATATACTTGACCCTTTGAGCCGTCTGGGCCGCCACAACTAAGAAACTCGCTCCCATCCTTCGGCGCTGTCTCGATTGGCTTCCATTCGCTCATTCTGTCCCCCTTGGTTGTTAGGCGGCGGCTTCGTCGCGTGCCGCGAGGCCCAAGCGGTCGCGGAACTCGTCACTAAAAACCGGGATCGGCGGCGGGTTGTGCCTGTAATCTTCAAGCCATTCCTGCGGCGTCTTTTCCGGTTCTTTTAAGTGATCCTTTGGAACCGGCTGGCGACCGCGCGGGACCGCTTTTCGAAGGCTATGAAGCGTCCGATCAATGATCCGGGACATGTCGCCGCGTGACTGCGGGCCATCTTCCGGCGCGCGCCATTGATGCACCGGCGCGATGTAGCTCGGGTCAAAGTGTTCCGGCCTCTCGCAAGGGAACTGCACGACGCCCTTGCCGTTAAGAAGTTGGCGAAACATAATGATGGTCCCCGTCTGGCCGCGAACGTGGAAATACGTGAACCACGCATTGACCTGTTCGGCGTGATCCGCGCCGCGAACGACAAACACCATTCCGGGGTTTGCCCGCTGAAACGCCAACGCTCGCTGGTGGTATTGTTCTGCCGCTTGGTTCATCCGTATTTCCCTGCTCGGTATTCCGCGTCAAACTTCAAAGCCGCTGCCCGTTTCTCGGCTTCCGTCATTTGCGGGCGGGGCGGGTCAGCAGCCGCGCCAAATGGCAACACGTTGGCCGCTGGCTTGAGTTTCAGCCGCCCGGCCATGTCGCGAAGCCGGTTGCGATAGGTGGCGTCCCAATCGAGCTTGCAGCCCTTGGAACCCGGAATGGCTAGCCAGTAATCGAAAAACGCGGCGCGTTCCCGGCGTTCAAGGTCTTCCGTGAAGCCAAGGGACTTCGCGAAGCTGAGAACGTCTGCGGACGGTTGCCAGGTTTTTGGAAGCCGATGACCCCTTTGCCGGGATTGTGCCTTTTCAGGCTTGGGGGGTAAGGGGGGTATATAACTAATATCTTCCGAAGGAAGATTAGTATTACTACATGCGCGCGAGGCTTCGCGATTTTCAGCCTCCGGCGTAACGGAAGCGTCACTTTCCGTAACAAGCGTAACGCTGTTATGGTTTGTTACGCTTTGTGACGCCTTGCGCTCACGATAACGGGCCTGACGATCCGCCGCCTTTGATCGCGCAGGGGCAACCAACAACGCCCCACGGGCGCGTTCGTCTGCCATGCGTTCTGCCGCCTGCTCAACAAGCTCGGGCGAAACGCCAGCGCGTATCATGTCGGCAATAAGCCCCATCCCCTACCCCTCCACAAGCGCGGCGGCGGGGGAGCGGTACATAAGCGACGGGGGCGGATTCCAACGC